GACAAATGACAGGTCAAAATAAACTATATAGAAAAGAGGATATTTTAAATATGACTACAAAGGCTGTTAATCCTGGATTCGGTAAAGGAGGTGCTAATACTTACTCAATTTGGCTATATAAAGGAGGACCTCAATGTTTCCACTTTTGGAGTAGAAGAATCTTTAAGACTACAATAGGAGAATCTAAGACTACTAAGATAGATGATGCTGATATGATTGGTTACACTAAGGCTAAGTCAGAAGGCTTTACAGCTAAGAAGAACGATAAGTTAGTAGCAACACCACCTAGAAAAATGAAAAATAACGGATACGTAAACGCAAGATAATTATGAGCTATGTACTATTTATATCAGAAGCAAAATTAAAAGACTCTACAGCAATCAATCTCAATGTAGACGTGGACATCTTACTTCCTTTCGTTCGCGAAGCACAAAAGATTTATGTTGAAACTGCTTTAGGAACAGACCTGAATCAAAAACTTAAAGACTTAATTGTAGCAGGTACTGTAGGAAATGTAGGAAATGAAGCTTATAAGACTTTACTAGACGATTACATAGGCGATATGCTCCCCTCTTATAGTCTTTATCACGCTTTTAATTATCTTAGGCACAAAGTAGAGAATGGAAACATCTATTCAAAGACATCAGAAACAGGGACAGCTTTAACTACCGAAGAAGCACAGAGTTTTAGAGAAGAAATTTTAAATACGGGGAGTTACTATCGTGAAAGGTTAATCGACTACATCCGTAATAATACTGCAAGTTTTCCTGAATATACGACTAATACGGGAGCTGATGTGAATCCGTCAAGAGAAAATTATTACAATAATATGAATCTTGAAACACCAAGACAGGGAACAAGACTTACTTTAAGAAACTTTCTAAATGCTTCTGATTAATGAGAAAACACTACAAGCCGAAACAAATTAATATTACAAAATTAAAGTCCTACTTGGATAAAAAGCCTAAAACAAATGAAAGAAGTACAAGACACCTTACAAGTAGGGATAGCAAATAGTTTCGCAATAGTTTTCAGCATTGCACAGATTAATCAAATATTGACACTTGTCAGTTTGACTCTAGCTATATCGTATACAATTTATAAATTCATAAAGTTTGAAGAAAATCAGGACAGATAAAATAGAACTATTATTAGTTAGGGATACATTCTCAGACAAATCTACATTAGGCGAATTAAGTCTTAATGGAGTTAGAATTTGTGATACACTTGAAAACCCTTGGCTAGATAATATCAGAAACATCAGTTGCATTCCTGAAGGAGAATATAATGTACGACTTAGATACCCTAGGGAATCAGGCACTAGGGACTACTTACACTTACTAATACAAGACGTTCCTAATAGGAGTTATTGCCTGGTACATATCGGAAATTTTGTACATCAGACTCAAGGTTGTGTGCTTGTAGGCTTATCTAGTACACAAGACGTTGTTAATAACTCTAAGCTTGCAATGGACTTACTTATGAAAGAAATCATTAATTTAGGCGGAACAAATATTAACTTATTAATTAAAAAAAAAGTAAAATGAAAAAATTTTTAGAAAAGTATGTAAATGGAATGTTAATGAAAATGTTTAGTAGTCGTAAATTTTGGTACACCGTAGTTGGAATATTGACATCAGTATTAAGTGAAAAATTTAATTTAAATGCTGAGGAAGTAAAAGGTGTATTAATTTCTATTTCAGCTCTTGTTTTAGGACAAGGGGTTGCGGACATTAATAAGAAATAGTTTGTCCTTAGATGGAAAAAGACTAAGACTTTCCCCTGAAGAAGTTGAGCTAATCAATGAAAGCAGGGGAAAGGACTTACAAAACATTAATGGCAATACAGCTTTAGATATCCATTTAAAAGATAGGGGGATTGATAAGAACGATATTGTAAGCGTTAAGCATTGGCAGAATATGGGGGGTGATTTAAGATTCTCTATAGTTACTAAAGAACAATACGGTACTGACCAAAACGATTTATTAGAAGACGTTAAGAATCTAATAGATAATCACGCACCTACTTATCCAAAAATTCAAAGAGTCAAGGGTGATAATTTACTTATCATAAACCCTGCTGACATTCATATTGGAAAACTAGCTTTTGCTTCTGAAACAGGTGAAGACTACAACACAGAGATTGCTTGTGAAAGAGTCTTAGAAGGAGTTAAAGGGCTTATTAGTAAGTCACAAGGATTTAATGTTGATAGGGTTTTGTTCTGTATTGGAAACGATATTCTTCACACAGATAATGTAATGTCAAGCACCACTAGAGGAACATACCAAGATACAGACGGTAAATGGTGGCAACATTATGAAATAGCTTTAAAGCTTTATGTCAAGTGTGTTGAAATACTTAGACAAGTTGCACCTGTAGACGTTGTACATTCAATGAGTAACCACGATTTTCAAAGTGGATTCCATTTAGCACACGCATTACAGTCTTGGTTCAGAAAAGCTGATGACGTTACCTTTGATATATCAGTAGCTAATCGTAAATATTATAAGTATGGTTCTAATCTTATAGGACTTGAACACGGTGACGGAGCTAAAATGGATTTACTTCCTATGCTTATGGCAAATGAGAAACCAAAGGAATGGTCAGAAACAACTCACAGGTATTGGTATCTTCATCACGTACATCATAAAGTAAAATACAAATGGTTAGACGGAAAGGACTTTATAGGTTGTACTGTTGAATATATGCGTAGTCCTTCAGCAGCAGATAGTTGGCACGCAGGAAAAGGATTTATGTCTTCACCTGCTGTAGAAGGTTTTATCCATTCAAAAGATTCTGGTCAGATAGCAAGGCTAGTACACTATTTCTAGCATACTCCTTTACGATTACAGACACTTTAAATACATTTTAATACTAATACACTAGACAGGACTTAGAAACTCTTATCTAGTGTTTGTGTATATTGTTAATAACTTTGTAAATAAACTTGTTAATAATTGTGTGAGTAACTTTAAAGGTGTACTTTTGTCAAACATTAATCAATACAATTAAAATGAAGAACTTTAAAATTACAAATCTAAAAAGCAAAGTAGTTTATTTAATGAACGAAAAGGAAAAGGTACAATTCTTTACAATGAACTCATTAGGCAATTACAAGTGGGAATACTCAAAAAATGAAAACAGAAGTAAATTCTTTTACAATATACTTTTTACTCTTAGTTCTTTTGTCGTATTTTACATTTTACTTTTTGCAATGTGTTATACTTTTTCTTTCATTGACTCTTTAACTTTTTAATTATGACTATAAAAGACGCTGAATATTTAGAACATTCTAGTTACATTGACTATAATAAACCTTGTTACTCAAAGTTTATGGGCTATCAATTAGATAATAAAAAAGTAAATGCTGAGGAATGGTATTTAAAACCTCAATACTTAGCAACAGGTATTAATACTTATGATAGAATGTCAGGTCATTTTAATAACGATTTAAGCTATAATAATAGGTCAGTAATTGTTATAGGAACTGAACTACAAATACACAGAAAGTTTAAAGAAATGCTAAAGACTTATGGTTGGCAGCTACAAGACTCTTGGAATAGAGAATTAAAGCCTGAATATTTACAATACTATAAAGAAAATAATAATACACCAATAATAATAAATTTAAAATAATGAAAACAGAAATAAAGAAGGACTATTTAATAGCAATACAAAGCGAATTAAAAGCACCTAAGAATCAATTTAATTCCTTTGGAAAATATAAATATCGTTCGGCAGAAGACATACTCGAAAGCGTTAAACCATTACTGAAGAAGTACGGTTGTTACTTAACAATAACAGAAACAACTTCAGAAATTGCAGGTTACTTAGTTTTAAACTCTAAAGTATCAATTTCAGATGGTGAAAAGACTATCTTTGTTGAAGCTCAAGCAGGAATAAACCCTGAACGAAAAGGAATGGATATCGCCCAATCTTTTGGTAGCAGCAGCTCGTATGCAAAAAAATATGCTCTCGGAAATTTATTTCTCCTTGACGATACAAAAGACGCTGACACTCAAGCTGTTAATGAACCTGCTGCAAGACCTCAAAAGATTAAAATGAATGTAAGGGTTTTAGAGAACTTACTTAAAGGAATAGCAGAAGGAAAATCAAAAGAAGTAAAAGAATCAATGAGTAAGTATGATATGACTAAGGAGCAGGAAAAGACCTTAACAGTAATGATTAACACAAGTAAATAATATAATTAATAAAAGACCTGCAAAAACAGGCATAATCAAAATGGAAGTATCTGGAAAATTAGTAAAGAAGTTAGAAGTAGAATCAGGAATAAGTAAGTCAGAGAAGGTTTGGAAGAAACAGACTGTAGTAGTAAACACTGGAGCAGATTATAATCCTGAAATTGCAATTACAGCATTTGGAGATGACAAGATAAAAGACTTAGACAAACTCAATGTAGGGGATTCAGTTTTAATTAAGTGTAATGTATCTTCAAGAGAGTACAACGGCAGGTACTTTCACAACATTGACGGA